GCAGGCGTTCGCGATCGCCCAGCACCACCGCGTTGGCATGGACCATCTCGGTGTACAGGCGCGCATGCGGCGCCAGCAGGCGGTGGAAGACCCGGCAATGACGGTCGGTCCAATCCATCATCGGGGCCACGGCCACCACCGGGCGTGGCTTTTCAAGGGTTTTCATCGTGTTACCTGCATTTCCGCGCCCCGCTGCCGCCCGTTCAATCCCGCGTTTTCCCGATCTTTCCCGCCCGGATGTACCATTGGCGCACCACGCCACCCTTGGTACACCATGCCCACCTACCAGCAGCGGGCCGGCAGCTGGCGCGCCATTGTGCGCCGGAAAGGCCACGCCACCCAAACCCGCACCTTCCCCACCAAGTCGGCCGCCAAGGTGTGGGCCGAGCGCACGGAGCGCGAGCTGGCCGACATCGAGGCCCGCGGCGGCAACACCGCCCACGATGCCACCATCGCCGAGCTGATCGACTGGCGCACCCAGGAGCTGGCCAGCCTCAAGGCCGTCAGCAAGACACAGGCCGGCAACATGGGCCGCCTGCGCGAAGGCCTGGGCGACATCGTGGCCCGCAAGCTCACCGCCCAGGACGTGATCGAGCACGCCCGCCGCCGCGTCCAGGGCCGCCACATGCGCGCCGACGGCGTCCTGATCCCCGCCTGCGCCCCGGCCACCATCAATGTGGAGCTGGGCTACCTGAGCGAGCTGCTCAAGCTGGCCAAGCCCCTCAAGGGCATCGCCCCGCCCACCGACGCGGTGGCCGACGCCCGGCCCGTCATGCGCCTGCTCAAGCTGGTGAGCAAGTCGCACCGCCGCGACCGCCGCCCCACCGCCGACGAACTCCAGCGCCTGCACGCCTACTTCGCCGCCAGCGCCTGGCGCTCGCTGATCCCCATGAACGACATCATCGCTTTCGCCATCGCCACCGCCAAGCGCGAAGGCGAGATCACCCGCCTGCTGCGCGCCGACCTGGACACCACCCACCGCACCGCCCTGCTGCGCGACGCCAAACACCCCCGCAAGAAGGTCGGCAACCACAAGCGCTTCCCGTTGCTAGGCGAGGCCTGGGACATCGTGCAGCGCCAACCCGTGGCGCCCGACGACGACCGCATCTTCCCCTTCAACTCCAAATCCGTGGGCACCGCCTTCACCCGCGCCTGCATCAAGCTGCAGATCCACGACCTGCACTTCCACGACCTGCGCCACGAAGGCACCAGCCGCCTGTTCGAGCAAGGCTACGACATCCCCGAAGTCGCAGCCGTCACCCTGCATGAATCCTGGAACGAGCTGAAACGCTACACGCAACTGCGGCCTGAGTCGCTGCATCGGGGTGAGGTGGGTGGGTAGCCCGCATGTGGCAGCGCTACCTGAACCAACGCAGGCGATCCATCACCCCACCACCTCAATCGAATCCAGTCGGATCGACCACTTGATGGTGGCTCCACTCTGCCCTGTCGCCGTCACCGCCAAGCATCCGTCCGTGGTGTCAGCGGTCAGGCCGATGGTCCATGCCGATGCCCCGGGGTCCGCGTCCACCGGCGTCACCGTGGCGGTACCGACGATGGCAGTAGCTGCGGCGTTGGCGCCACGCTTGATAGTAACCGCAAGGTCCCATGACTTTGTGTCTCCGTTGGAAGCGCGGCGGGCGATTGCGTGGCCTTTCAGCCTGTAGGCGCCGTTGTCGGGCAGCGTGACCTGGTTGGTTGTGGACGGGGGCCCTGAAGATGTAGTCGTGGCACGGGTTGCACTCGAATCTGAAGTGACAACGCCGAGGGTGTATCCACCCTTTTGGAAGTCTCCACTCCCCCACATACTGGCCGATGCAAACACGTCCGCGCCCCAGACGCCGCGGTCCGAGGCGCCATTCCCGCCACCTCGTGAATAGCGGCCGCTCAAACTGACCTGATTTCCGCCGGTGATTGCGGCGTACTGCTCGGAGATATTCCCAGTAACGCCGCCGGAAATTACAGACCCCTGGCCGGTGATTGAGTTGCTACTTCCGCCACCTATGGCGGTATTCGAGTCACTTGAAGTGTTGCTGCTTCCGCCTGCAATTACAGAGCAATCACCAGCGGTGATTCGGCAGTACAATCCTCCGCCGACAACGGCATACGGAGCACCACTCCTGTTGCCGTACCCGCCGCCGAGGGACGAATTGTATCCCGACGCGACGTCATTCGCGTTATCACGCTGCATTTGCCAGTCAACTGCATAGGTTCCGCGCTTGTCGCCGCCAGTCGCCGATGCGGTCGGAAGCTGCGCCATGAGTGCGCCAGACCCTTTCGGCTGAATGACAGCATCGACATTTGTGCTTGCTGAGGCGGCAAGCATTCGAGCGGCGTGGGCGGTGTTGTTCGGGCTGGAGGTGTTGGTGCTTGGAGTCCAGCCGGTGATCGAAGCAGCGCCGATAGGCTGACCGTTGGCCCGCTCATAGGCAATGACGCGCCAGTTCGAGCCGCCCTCACACACCGCAATGCAGCAGTCATTCGCAGCCGTGGTGATGTTCGCGCCGGCTGGCAGTATCAGACTCGCAGCATTGTGGGTAAGCGTACCCGCACCGCCGAACCGGATGTACCTGATCTGACCGGCAGTCCCCGTGCCGAAGCTCGTGACCGTCGTGGTGCCAGTCAGGTGGACGAAGTTGCCTGTTGCCACGCCGATGGGCGTGGTGGCAGCTCGCGCAATGTCCGTGCCCTTGCCGAAGTCCATGACGGGGGCGGACAGTGCCTTGGTCGCGGGGTCGAACCTGAACGCCGAATCCCCGCCAAATGCTCCGGCGTCGTTGTACTGCACCTGTCCAGACGACCCGCCGGGTGAGCCACCACCGCCAGAAGGCGCAGTTGGCTCCCACTTGCCTGCCGAGCTGTTCCAGGTCAGCGCATGTCCGTCCGTAGGAGCGCTGGCGTCCACGTCGGACAGGTAATCAAGTGCCAGCGACACCGCGCCGGTCTGGCCGTTGACGGAATCGACGCCGCCTCCGGACTCTGGCTGCTGCACCGTCACCACCACCGGGTCACCATCTCCGAAACTCCCCGCGCTTCCGGTCAGCGTGACAGCAAGTTTCACGTACCCACTGCTGTAGGTGACCGACGTGATCGACCACCATTGCCACACGTCGAGGTCATCCGGATTGTGCAGATACAGGTGGGCACCAACATCCAGCGTCGGCCACAGAGCGCTGTGATCCTCGCTGTCATCGTCCACGTCGCTCATGAAAAGATTGGTGGCGCTGGCCTGGGTCGCATGGTCCCAGCGCAGCTTGGCGGAACCCGGATCGGCGTCTGCCGTGGAGGCCGTGTCGGCAGCATAGGCCGCCAGCGACAGCGCAATGCCTCCACGCGGCAGCATGCCAAGGTGGGAGAGCGGCAGGCGCGCGTTTGTGGATTGCCCAGTCACAATCGCCGTCATCCACCAGGGGAGAAGCGGGCCGGGACGATCAAGGGATGGAATCTTTGCCATGTGTTACCCCATCAGAAGGATGATGCTGTTGTTTTGCTGCTGCAGCGCCGAACCGGACTGCAACTCCCACGGAACGCCAGGCGTCACCGTGTAATCGAACTCGCGCACATGGCGCTGCCAACTGCCAAGCCCGTCGCGCTCGCTTTCAAGTTCTACGCGGGCGCGACCATCGGCGGTGTAGGTGTAGGCCGCAGACGTACCGGAAATGCCTGACTCGCTGTGCTGTAGCACGCCATCCAGGTACCAAGAGACTGCATATGTTGTGCCGGCCTCTGGCCCGATGCCGGCCACGCCGTGGTCAATCAGCTGGTCGGCCTGCTGCAGCCGATCTCGATGGACCCACCCGAGGGTGAGCAACCCACTCAAGTAAGCCGGCGCCGGGCTCCCGTTAACCAACACCCCACCAGGAGGATAGGGGCGCGCTTGCCGGTGATCGAACGTGACGACGATATTGGCCGCCGCCGAGACCGGCAGTTGCTGGCTACCTGTGTTGGTCAGAAGCCGGACATCAACAACCTCGCCCTCTGCGTACTCCGTCGCATCCCCGGCAAACTCATCGTCATAGAACCAGATCCGCTCGCCGGCGCTGTGCGGAACCGGCACGGTGTCTGCACAGCCGCGCCCAAGCAACAGCGGGGCCACGCCATCGACCCGGCAGATTTCACCGCCCCACAGTGCGGCCTGCCCAATACGCACGCGATCCATCCCGACGGCGTCTGTCAGCGTGAATGGTCCGCCTTCCAGCCCGGCCACTTCTACCACGCGCCCAGTCGGGCACCAGCTCCCGTTTCCGGACCGCGTGAACTCACCACCCGCTTCGCGGACCACCATCGTGAAATCGCGGCTGTTTGCCGGATCCTTGGCCGCCGCCATCAAATAGCCGGCGCCAGACGGAAGGAAGCTCAGATCCGCTCGCGTCATCCGCTGTGCCAGCTCGACGTAAGGCGCCTCGAAGGCCACTTGTGCATCAATCGCCAGCGGCGTCTGCGATGGCCGCGTATCCACACCTGTTTCGACTTCCACGTAGGTGGTGGCGGGCAGGCTGTAGATGTCCTGGGACGCCTTGAGGGTGATGGCGCCACTGCGCAGGGTTCCCGCGCCCACCTCACCCACCAGGCACACCATGTCAGCGATCCCCCGCTTGACGGATTGCAGGCGGAAGTACTGGTTGGGCCTCCAGCCGAACGTGTGCCGGGTGGTCGCAAGCTCAAATGCGCGAGTTGGCGTCGACCGCGCACGCAGTTCCATCTCGGCCTTGCGAAGCGCCAAGCTTGCCGTGGGGATTTCCGGGCATTCCACAACCATGTGGTTCTCGCCAAAGCGCCGTATCAGGCCCAAGGCCCTGACGGCTGGCGTGACCATCTCCTCTTTGCGCTCGGGGTCGAAGTACTTGACTGCCACGCTGTTGACCGCGCCATCGAGCGTGGATGGCTTCTCGTTGAAGCTGAGGATGTCATCGTCGGTGAGCACCGGCAGAGCGTCTTTGTCGTAGTCACCGCGCGCCAGGTCCAGATACCACTGCCCATCTGAAAGGCTTCGGCTAAAACTTCCACCGATCAGACGTGCAATTCTCTCAATAAACTCATTCGGCGACTCTTTCGAGGGATCGATGCTTGTGCACACACCGAAGCCCTCAGCATATAGTAGATCGGCAGCACTACGAATGCTCTGATCGTTGATGCTTCCTCTCGAACTCCGCCCGTGCTCGCCATCGGTGTGAACGTAGTAGATTGCGTGAGCAGGGTTAATCGCCAAGCAGCTGTCACCCACCGAAGATCTACGCACCTCAATGTGCCGGTCAACCGTAACTGCCGCCGCTGCGAAGTACCCACCACCGGAAGGCCACTGTGAGCAGCTGTGGTTGACTTCCCACTCGCCAGGATCAAACGGTGGGCTGGCATCACCATCCCATACCCCAGGGAGGAGCCTGTAGAACCCAGGGCGGATATACCCGCCGTCGTCTGGGAATGGCAGCATGTCAAGACCAAGACCCGTCCAGTACTTCCGGTCCAAGCCGGGGGACATGCCAAGCCATGCTAGGTTCGTGCACAGCCTATTCCCGAGGCCATCATCCCCGGCAACAGATACCCACCCAAGTTGAGCCATTGAGTGCCGGTTGAAATGCAAGACCAAGGACGGGGAATCCCCAGGCGAAATATCGAACACTCTATTGATCTTCCACCCGTCGAATGACCAGCCGATCTGGGATGAAAAGTCTTCCTCCACCACTCCGTCTACGAAAGAATCTGATATTGCCTCGGCAAGCGACGTTCTCCATAGCCCATGATCACCGGCAATCGACCATCGTCGATACTCATGCACGTTCTGCTCGTTCCTCGGGTCGTTCCCATCTACCCATGGCGACAGAACGACAGACCTCCCTTGCATCAGGATCTCCGCCTTCTCCGGATACCAGCACCCCGGCTCGTCCCAGCCTTCCTTGATCTTCCGGATCTTGTGGCTCGCCTTTTGCGGGTACGGGCTCATGGCGCCATAGCGGCCGCCCTTGAAGGCCACGGTGGCCATGCCACGCCAGGCCACCGTTTGCGGGCCGAAGGCGGACACCAGGTAGGTGTTCGGCTCCTGGTCGGCGGTGCCGAACATCACATCGACGTCGCCGACGATTCCGCCCTGGTCCTTCTCGCCGCCGAACAGGTTGGGGGCGTTGATGCTGATGGTGCCGCTGGAGGTCAACTCACCCGACCATGCGGTGCGGTCGCCGCCGCGGAACTCCAGATAGGCGTCGATGGGGCCTCGCCCCAGCCCAGAGTGGAACGCGGGCCGGTAGTGGAAGCCGACGGTCGTGCCGCTACCCTTGCCCATCGATCGCCCCCGCTTCGCACTTGCGTGCCCAGGCCACCAGCGCCAGCGCCAGGCCATCGCCGGTTTCTTCCAGGCGCTCGGCCTCGATGCCGTCGCGCACAAACGCTTTCCAGTCCAGCCCGTGGCGCTGGAAGAACGCACGCGCTCCGCTGCGGCAGAAGCCGGGGCGGCGCGTGTAGCCGGGGATCGTGAACAGGTGCCGCAGCGTGACGATCACTTCTTGCCTCCCTTCGAGCGGATCCTGTCCGTGCCCATCATCTTCCACGCCAGGATGAACTCGTCCTCCACCCACACCGTGCCGAAGTGGTCTTTCACCGCCTGGCCGTCCTGCGTGCTGGGGGCCTTGCCGGCCTGCGGCTTCTGCTCCTCCACCTTGGGGCGCATGGCGTAGCTGATGATGGCGCTCACGATGGCGATGATCAGCTGCACCACCCACCAGTAGATGGCCTTGGCTGGCTCGCCTGGCGACGGCGGTACCAGGGCGGCCATGGCCATGCGGATCAGCTGGATGATCACCACAAGCGCGGCGAAGGCCAGCACGCCCATCTGCGCCTGGGCCCCGGCGGGCGTGTCCAGCCACCAGTAGCGCAGGCGCCAGGACCAGACGTAGTGCAGGTGGCGGGCGCGCGTGATCAGCCCCATGACATCGACACTCCATCCAGCGGGTTCTTGACCGGCTTGTAGATTGCACCGCCGTAGTGCAGCTCGGGGTCCGGCCGCAGGGCTGCGCAGGCGGCCCAGTTGCCGGCACAGCCGGGCAGCGCCGACACCTCGCGCCCCGCCTGCAGCCCGGCGCCGGAATACAGCACGTCCACGGTGTCGCCGTCGTGGCCCATGATCGGGCGCTCTTCCACCACGCCATCGTCCCGGGTCCAGTAGATCGTGCCGCCGCGCAGGCTGAACGCGGAGCCGGCAAACTCGGCCACCTCCACCGCCAGGCCCGTCACCGAGGTGATCTCGCCCTCCACCCGCACGGTCTCCGGGTCCAGATTGCAGCCGCGGATGCCGGTGGAGTAAACCGTTTTCCAGCAGGCGCGCTGGAACTTGGCGCCCTGATTGCGCGCCTCGCCGCCGTGGCCCGGATCGCAGCTGAGGGTGACGCCGGTATCGGTGAACTCCGGCCCCACCACCTCGCCCATCCACTGCACCACCGGCGGATCGGTGTCGCCGTAGTGGGTGGCCAGGCAGGTGACGGTGACCGGGTCGCTGGGGATGTACGGCCGCCACACGTCGCCCAGCGACTGCGTGGGCGGAAACTCGGTGGCCGCCGGGTTGAGCACGTAGGGGAACGTGATCTTGATGGTGTCCTTGGCGCGCTCAGCGGTCTGCTCGATCTCGGTGCGGGCGATGTTGGCGGCCAGGTAGGTGTTGGAACCCACCACCACATCGCGGTCGCCGCCGGCAAACCGCCAGATCAGGCCCTGCCGCTTGAAAATGAACAGGTGGACCGGGCGACCGCTGAAGCGGCTGCGCTCCAGCAGGTCAAAGCTCATGGTCGAGCTCCCTCCAGGTCAGTTCGCACTGCATGGCGGTGCGGTCGACGTAGCGCAGCAAGTTGGTGTCGCTGTCCTGCACGCTCAGGGTGAGGAAGCTGACCATCTGCACCTGGGCGGCGGTGAAGGCCGGCAGGGCGGCGCCCAGGGTGATCCTGTCCACGGAGTCCGACTGTGCGGTCACGGCACTGATGCGCCGGTACAGGACGGTGCCGTCGGCCAGGGCGATGCGCAGGTCGCGGTGGTTGGGCTCGATGGG